GCTGCGCGACCTGCTGGGCGCGTGGCGCGCGGCGAAGTCCAGCGTGTGGAAGGCGGTGGTCGAGTGGCTGGTGCGCGGCGCGATGGCGCTGCTGCTGATCGACATCCCCGACGGTGAGCGCGACGTGATCCGCCCCGGCGCCTTCGCCCGCACGCTGGCCGAACGGCGCGACCGCAACATGGGGCCGGTGCCGCTGTACTGGCAGCACCGGCCCCATCAGCGGATCGGCACGGTGGAGATGCTGGCGGAGGATGCGCGCGGGCTGCGCGTGATCGCCGCGATCGACAACCCCGCCAGTCGCGCCGCCGCCGAGCTGCGCAGCCGGACAGTGAACGGATTGTCGTTCGGCTATTTCGCGCGTGCGTTTTCCCCCTTTCCGGCCGGACGGCTGCTCGAGGACATCGACCTGTTCGAGGTCAGTCTCGTCACCCGCCCGCTCCAGCCGGGAGCGCGGGTTCACCTGATCGGCTGAACCCGTCGACACCGCCATGGGCCGGGCCACCCCTGTCCGGCCCATGGCGCCAGTCCCTGAAGTACCCCCCTTGTTCAACCACCTGCCGGACATTGCCCGGCCCTTACGGAGAACCTTGCCATGACCATGACCGCCCCCGTCGCCGGCCTGCGCATCACCCGTGACCTGCGCGCTGCCGAAGCCGCGCTGGACGAAGCGCTGATGAAGCACAACACGCTGTTCGCCACGCTGCTGAGCGCGCGCCAGAACACCGAAGAGGCCGGCCCCTTCACCGGCCATGAGATCCTGCTGCGCCTGATCAAGTCGCAGCAGACCCTGCTGGCCGCCGGTGGCGACCTGGCCCGCGTCCATGGCGGCCTGAGCGACATGGGTCGCGAAATGGGTGCCGCCGTCCATGACTGCCCCGAGAACGAGCCGATGGGCTCTGTCGAAGGCGAGGACGAAGTGCGCGCCATCGCCGCCTGAGCGGCAGCAGGCTGATGGGGTCGGGGCAGCGGATCGCCCCGGCCCCGACCGGGGCCGCCACCTGGCCGGCCCACCCCAAGAGAGCACCTTCCCCGCCTCGCACCCCTCCTTTCCCTCAGGAGGTGCCGGCGGGTTTTTCATGCAAGCGAAAGGCACATGCCCCATGAATCCCGAACCCGAGCAGGACGTGCTGGCCGCGTCCTTCGACATTGTTGCGCGGCAGGACCGCACCGATGATGCCATCACCCGGCTGCGGACCGAGCTGGAGGAAGTCACGGCGCGGATCGCGCGTATCAGCCGTGCCGCCGTGTCGCGCGTTGCGCTGGCGGCCGGCGATCGTACGGTCGAGGTGAAGGGCTTCGTCGATGGCTATCTGCGGCAGGGCCGCGAGACCGAGCTGAAGGGCATGAACAGCAAGGTCGGTGCCGAGGGCGGCTTCGCCGTGCCGGCCGAAGTGGACATCGCGATCGCCTCGACAGTGAAGGCGATCAGCCCGATCCGCCAGGTGGCGCAGGTGGTGCAGGTCGGCAGCGCCGGATATCGCAAGCTGGTGAGCACCGGCGGCGCGGCAAGCGGCTGGGTCAGCGAGACGGCCCCGCGTCCGGGCACCGAGACCTCCAACTTCAGGGAGATCAACCCGCCGAGCGGCGAGCTGTATGCCAATCCTGCCGCCAGCCAGACCATGCTGGACGATGCGGCCTTCGACCTGGAAAGCTGGCTGACGGGCGAGATCGCGGTCGAGTTCGCCCGGGCCGAAGGCGCGGCCTTCGTGAACGGGACCGGCGTCGACCAGCCGCTGGGCATCCTGCGCGTGCCGACCAGCCTGGAAGGTGACGAAACCCGTGCGTTCGGAGAGCTGCAATACCTGAAGTCCGGCGCGGATGACGGGTTCGACATCGGCCCCGACCTGATGCTGGTGGACATGGTCCATGCGCTGCGTTCCAGCCTGCGGCAGGGTGCGTGCTGGCTGATGAACAGCCGGACGCTGGCCGCCATCCGCAAGCTGAAGACCGCCGACGGCGCCTTCATCTGGCAGCCCGGCCTGTCCGATGGACAACCCGACCGGCTGCTGGGCTATCCGGTGGTCGAGGCGGAGGACATGCCCGATCTGGAATTCGGCGAATGTCCGGTCGCCTTCGGCAATTTCCAGGCCGGCTATCTGATCACCGAACGCAGCGCGACCAGCATCCTGCGTGATCCGTTCACCAACAAGCCGTTCGTCCACTTCTATGCCACCAAGCGCGTGGGCGGCCAGGTGCTGGATTCGAACGCGATCAAGCTGCTGCGCATCGAGGCGTAAGCCGCTGCCGCATCCGCGCCGTTGTGCCATTCCCCTGTGGCCGGCGGCGCGGATGCCCCTTTTTCCTTCAGACATGGAGACCGCCATGCAGCGGGCAATCGTCACGCCGGCCGACATGGCGGGCGCGGCTCTCAGCGAGCTCAAATCCTGGCTCGCGATCACCACCACGCGCGACGATCCCGGCCTGGTCACGCTGCTGCAGGCCGCGCTGGACATGTGCGAGGCGTTCACCGGGCTGATGCCGCTGGCGACCGAGTGCCAGGAGACGCTGGCGCCGACGGGCATGTGGCAGGCGCTGCGCACCCGGCCGGTGCAGGCGATCCGCGCCGTCGCTCGGCACGACGCCGCCGGCGAGTGGCGTGACCTGCCGGCGACGGATTACGCGATCGACCTGCTGGCCGATGGCGGCGGGCGCGTGCGCGTGACGGACGACGCGCCGGTGCGGGTGACCTTCAGCGCCGGCCTGGCGAGCGAGTGGACCAGCCTGCCGGCCGCCTTGCGCCATGGCATCGTGCGGCTGGCCGCCGATCAGTTCGAGCAGCGCGGCGTCGCCGCTGCTCGCACCGCGCCGCCCGCCTGCGTGGTGGCGCTGTGGCAGCCCTGGCGCCGGCTGCGGCTGGCATGAGCCCGGCCGAGAACGCGATCGAGCGGCTGGCGATCAAGGCCGAACGGATTGCCCGTGCCCATGCCGAAAGCCTGGCACGGACCAGCCGCGGCGACGCGGCGCACTGGCGTCGGCCGGAACTGCTGTGGCCGCTGACGGCGCATGGCGACTGACGGCCCGATTCATCACGGCGGAGAACCGATATGGAAAGCCTGCTGCGCACGGCGCTGATCGACTGGCTGCGCACGGACGCAAGCCTGGCCCCGGTGGTCAACATCGTGGCCGAGGAGCATCCGGTGCAGGCCAGCCTGCCGTGGATCGGCGTGGTGGCGAGCGCCAGCACCGACTGGAGCACCAAGACCGAGCGTGGCCGCGAGGTGCGGCTGGCGCTAGAGTACCAGACGCGCGGTGACGACCCGGCCGAAGCGGCGGCAACAGTCGCCGCGATCGAGGCGCGGGTGGAAAGCCTGCCGCGCCGGCAACCCGTTTTCCACGTGGCCGGCATCGCCTTCCTGCGGGCGCGGGCCGAGCAGCGGGCGCGGCAGGGCCGGGCGGTGCTGCTGGAATACCGGTTCCGCATCCTGGCGACCGCCTGACCCCATCTTCCAAGGAGATTGACCATGAGTGCCCAGAAGGGTTCCGCCTTCCTGCTGAAGATCGGCGCGGATGGCGACACGAACGAATACCGCACGGTGGCGGGCCTGCGGACCACGCAGATGTCCATCAGCGGCGATGCCGTGGTGGTGACGCACAAGGAATCGGGCGGCTGGCGCGAGCTGCTGTCGGGCGCGGGATCGCGCCATGTCTCCGTCAGCGCCGCCGGCATCTTCCTGGGCAGCGAGGCGGAAGGGGCGATCCGCGCCCATGCGCTGGCCGGCACGGTCGCGCCGTATGAGCTGTCATTCGAGAATGGCGAGAAGCTGCGCGGGACATTCCTGGTGCAGCGGCTGGACTATGCCGGCGATTTCAATGGCGAGCGCAATTACACGCTGCAGCTGGAAAGCAGCGGCGCGGTGGTGCCCGCGTGAGCGCCAATCCCATCGCCAATCCTGTCCGGGGCGAGGCCGAGCTGGTGATCGCCGGCGAAGCGCGTCTGCTGCGTCCGACCTTCGCCGCGCTGGTCGCGGCCGAGGGGGAGCTCGGCTCCCTGTTCGCCCTGGTCGAGCGCGCCAGTGCGGGCGAGCTGCGGCTGGAGGAGATGGTTTCACTGTTCTGGCATTGCCTGGCCGACCGACCGACGATTTCGCGGGAGGCGGTCGGCCAGGCAGTCGTGGCGCACGGGCTGGCGGGCGTTGCCCGGCCGCTCGGCGTGTTGCTGCGGCAGATCCTGCAGGGTGGCTGAGAGCCCCTGCTTCACGGATCAGGCCGCGCGACTGGCCGGGGTGATCCCGGCCATGGTGGGGTGGCGGCCGGATGATTTCTGGTCCGCCACCCCGGCGGAAGTGTCAGCCATCCTGTCACCCCCGGACATTGCCGGCACGGCCGAGAGCCTGAGCCGGGCCGAACTGAACCGACTGCTGGAGAGCGACGGCCATGGATGACGAAATCGAGACGCTGATGATCGATGTGCGCGCCAATACCAGCGGCCTGAAGGCCGATCTGGATGGGCTGCGCGGCACACTGGACAATGCGCTGGGCGCAGCGGACGGGGAAGCCGGTGCCCGGCTGGAGCGCGGCCTGCTGACGGCGATCCGCCGGGGCAGCCTGGGCTTCGACGATCTGAAGCGCGTGGCGCTGGGCGCGATGGACGATATTGCCGCCGGGGCGATGCAGCGCGGGATCGGTGCGGTGCTGGGCGGTGCATCGGGTGGCGGGGGGCAGGGTGCCATGACCGGCCTGCTGGCGGGCGTTGCCGGTGCGCTGCTGGGCCTGCCGGGGCGGACCACGGGTGGGCCGGTCGCGCCAGGACGCCCCTATTGGGTGGGTGAGCGCGGACCGGAAGTGTTCGTGCCGACGGCCGCCGGTCGGATCGAGCCTGCCGCCACGACCGCGCGCGAGGTGCGCGTGTCCATCCAGTTGCAGCAGCCCCGCGGCGGTGGCGATGCGCCAGCGGCGCTGCGTCGGTCTTCCCGCCAGATCGCCAGTTCCATCCGGCGATCGCTGCGCGCCTTCTGAGACAAGGGACGTATCACCATGGCATTCTGGCTGGCTGAGCAACGCAACGGGCAGCGCACCGACTGGCTGCAGCGGTTCGACCCGCGATTCTGGACGGTCGATTTCCCGCGCCCGGTGATGGCGAGCATCGTCAACACGGCGCCCGATGCGTTGCAGGTGACAACCGAGTTCTATCACCGCGATGCGCTGGCCGGGCTGATCTGGGACAGCACCGACCGGCAGGATCATCCGCTGACCGGCTATGCCACGGACAAGGATTATGCGCGCACGACGCTGCGATTCCGGTGGCGCAGCGCGGGCGTGCTGCCGCTGGATGCGGTGCATGGGCCGACGCTGGTGATCGAGGGGCGCGAT